AAGGCCGAACGACCAGTACAGCGGAAAGCAGAGCTGGCTGTCCCCATCGTGATCAATTTCATATGCTTAGTCATTGTGGGCTATGTCTCCTATTCTTTGGTGACTTCCTTCTACAAGCGCTTTTTAGCGCCTGAGGAGGAAGAATCAGAGAAGAAGAGGAAAGAAGAGTTCGTTCTTTCTGGGAAATTTGACAATCCCAGACTGATACGAGCCATTCTCGAAAATTTTGAAATTGATTCCGATGGAAGACTGAACCAGCACCAGGGTTGGGTCTATGACGCCTCTACAAGGCAGTGGGTTCGATCAAAGAACTACGTGCCTCGCCGAGAAGTGGTGTCGAAGAACACCCACACGTTATGGGATGCCTACGAACAGGCTGACCACCAATCTCCGGACCCAACACGGATGCCCGCTAGACGGAAACAGGCCGATTCACATCACCAGGCCTATCTAGACGAACTACCCGATGACGATCAACAAGCCATCATCAACTCGGCTTTGGCTGTCATGCATGCAGAGACGACGACCAGTGTTATACGTGCCGTCGGCGATGCTATCGTTACTTGCATCGCTCATGGAGGTGTTTCTCATCTGAGAGGCATCTGCATGAAGGAGAATCTCATCCTAGTTCCCGCACATCTGGCGAACTTTGGAGATAAGATATCCGTGTTACGAGGGGAGCGGTCCTATCGGGCCATCATTCTCGCGAAACATGCGGATAAGGACGTTATGCTCCTGAAGGTCGTGGATCCAAAATGGAAACCGGTTAAGGACATCACTAGCTACCTAGCCGACAGGAACGGTCTTGAGCTCGAACGAGCCGGCGCCATGATGATACCCTCACGTGAAACCCATGATTTGCATTATGGGAATCTCGTCTGGGATTTTCGTGGCGTCCTGGGACACTGTGAGGCCTTTGTGCGGGACATCTTGCGCATCTGTTGGGCCACCAATAAGCCTTTGACCCGCGCTGGAGATTGTGGAGCACCTGTGTTCCTCGCTACACGAACACGCGGTGCCAGGATTCTGGCGGGCATGCATTCATTTGCCACACATTCATCGTGTTCGGCGGGGTGCATTATCCTCCACAAGGACTTATGGGATGAGTTGACAACCACTCATGAGCTGGCTACTACACCCTTCCAGCCTACAGATTTCTGTGGACATCGAGTTGAGGAGAGACTTAAAGGCCTCTTCACTCAGGAACTTCCCATAATCAACCCAGGAGCCATACCGAATAACGACCGACTTCACCTGATAGGGCGCTATAGCGGGATCTTCACCGCTAGCAACAACAAGACATCTTATGTTGCTTCACCTGACCTGCGTGGTCAAGCGAGAAAGATTCCAGCATTCTGTCCACCCGGAACTATCAGCCCCAGCGTGGAGTATCCCAAGGACATCAACGGGAAACCGAACCGAGCCTACAAGCAACTCATCAAGATGGCAATCAAGGAGCCAGAACTGGATCCGGAGATCGCCAAAATGGTCGAGGATGGGATCACCCAACATTATCTCGATCTCATCAATACCGAGGAGGCTCGCATCTTGACTAACCACGAAGTGGTCAATGGTGTCTCAGCCGGGGCTCTGAACGGAGTCAACGGCCTAGACATGACTACTTCCGTGGGATTCACCCTGAAGAAACTCTTCGGAGTGAAGAAGAAAGGAGATCTTTTCTTCTTCGACGGGGTCTACAAACCCAAGGACATCCCAGCGACTCGTTACCTCTACACCTACATCGAAGATGTGGAGAATGGAGGTGAGGTCCTCTCATGGCCCACAGTCGCCACACTGAAGGATGAGCTGCTGCCATCAAAATCTGTCATTCAAGACGGTAAAATTCGTCTATTTTCCAACTGTGACATGATGCAGCTCTTCATGGACAAGAAGTACCTCGGATGGTGTATGGCTTTTGCCCACAATCACCTCCATGAGACACACTTGACAGTAGGGATGAATCCCTACGTGGACTTCCATGCCCTTTATGTTAGCCTCTCAGAGCATCCACACATGTGGACTGGGGACTACAAGGGCTGGGACAAGAAGATCCCATTGAGGATCATGG